GATGAAGAGTTACCATACATTCTTGAAGAGCACATGGCTAAACAAGAGAAAAAAGCACTACGTGAAGGTAGAACAGCCGGATTTACTAGTGCAGATGTAATGACAGGTAACCCATCACCAGGTGGTATACGTAGCCAATTAGCAGCCCAAATGGGTGAAGCATTTGGTTTGCATCCACAACCACAACAACAGTTAAAAATAATTGATGCTGTAGATGATGTTACTGGTGAAAAAGTAAATCCATTTGCTGCTTTTATTGCTGATGCTGCTGCTAGTATGACACCTCAAGAGAAAGCGGGTCTTAAAAATTTAGGATAATATGCCAATACCTCAAACAATACGTGTAAATCCGTTAGATTTACAGAAGAATATTGCTATTGGGGTATCATTACCTTTTAATGGACCTGGTGTATTTAACAGTACTTATGCTACTAAAGATCAAATTAAATCAAATTTAGTTAACTTGTTATTAACGGATGTTGGTGAACGAGTAATGAATCCTACTTTTGGATGTAACTTAAAAAGATTTTTATTTGAAGGAATTACAGATGAAAATTTAGATGCTTTAATTAATAGCTTATCAGATAGTATATCTATTTTTATACCTGAAGTGACAGTAACTAATATTGCTATTGTTCCTAATACAGATTATAACTTAATAGATTTAACTATAGATTATATACTAAACATATCACAAACACCAGACCAAGTAACAGTACAATTTAACTAATAATGGCTAACGAAGATAAAAACATATCGTATTTAAATAAAGATTTTGGTGCATTTAAAACATCATTACAGCAATATGCTAAAACATATTTCCCAACAACATATAATGACTTTTCGGAAGCTACACCTGGTAATATGTTTATTGAAATGGCATCTTATGTTGGTGATGTTATGTCATTTTACTTAGATACTCAAACACAAGAAAATTTCTTATTATACGCTAAGGAAAAAGAAAATTTATATGCTCAAGCCTATGTAATGGGTTATCGCCCTAAAGCATCTTATGCTTCAAATACTACAGTTGATGTTTATCAAATAGTCCCTTCTATTAGTAGTGGTGGTGTAATATCACCTAATTTTACTGTTTATGGAACTATAATCCCAACAAACACATTAATAACTTCAACTTCTACAGGCACTAAATTCTTAACAACACAACAAATAGATTTTACTGATACAGGTAGTACTGAAATTTCTTTTATAAATGATGATTCATTTTTATTTAAAAAATCAGTTTCTGCTATATCAGCAGAAATAAAAGAAGTTTCTATTAGTGTTGGTTCAAATCAAAAATTTGCTACTGTAACTATTGACGATACTAATATATTACAAATATTAAGTGTTACGGGTAGTGGTGGTGCGAATGATATTTGGTATGAAGTACCTTATTTAGCCCAATCTTCAGTATTTAAACCTATAGCTAATCCATCATATAATACAACAACAGATCAAATTCCTTATTTATTACAACTACAAAGAGTTCCTAAACGATTTGTTTCTAGAATTTTATCTGATAATACTTTACAACTAGAATTTGGAGCTGGTTTATCTCAAGATAAAACTGATACTCAAATTATACCAACACCAAATAACATTCAAGCAGGTTCAGTACCTGGTATTTCATTATTAACAAATAATTATAATGAAGCTAGTACTTTCTTTACTCAAGAATATGGTTTAGTACCTAACGGAAGTTTATTAGTAAAATATTTAGTTGGTGGTGGAATTTTATCTAACGTTCCTGCTAATGATTTAACTACTATAGATACAACAAATGTAACCTTCCCTGGTGGTGGTGGTGCTTTAAATAATGATGTATTACAAAGTATAGTTTCCAACAACCCAAACCCATCTTCAGGTGGTAGAAATGGAGATACAGTTGATGAAATTAGACAAAACGCACTATATGCTTATTCAACCCAATTAAGAGCAGTAACTAAAGATGATTATATTATAAGAGCATTATCAATGCCTTCTGAGTATGGTACTGTATCTAAAGCTTATATATCACAAGGACTATACAATAATCCTCAACAATCAGTAGCTATTTCTCAAGAAAATAATCCGTTATCATTAGATTTATACGTTTTATCTTATAATAGTAACAAGCAATTAATTTCTGCTTCATCAACACTAAAAAATAACTTAGTAACTTATCTTAATCAATATAGAATGGTTACTGATGCTATTAATATTAGAGATGCTTATTATATTAATATTGGACTTAATTTTGATATTACTGTATTGAGTGGTTATTCTAACAAAGATGTAATAACTAACTGTATTACAATTTTACAAGATCATTTTAATATAGACAAATGGCAAATAAACCAACCAATTACACTTTCAGATATTACCTCTAAACTTTTACAAGTTAAAGGAGTGCAATCAGTAGTTAAATTAGAAATTATAAATAAACAAGGAGGAAACTACTCTCAATATGGATATGATATTGCGGGAGCAACCAGAAACGGTAATGTTTATCCTTCGTTAGATCCTGCAATGTTTGAAATTAGATTTCCTAACACAGATATTCAAGGTAGAGTAGTAGTAAGTTAAAAATTAAAAATAAAAGTATGAATTTAGACAAATTAAAAGGACACATCCCAGACAATGTAATTGCCCAAATTCCAGGGGTTATGGAAAAATTCCAAATCAACACTCCATTACGTTTAGCTCATTTCTTAGCTCAATGTGGTCACGAATCTGGTGGATTTCGTTTAACTAAAGAAAATTTAAATTATAGTGCTAAAGGCTTAATGGGTATATTTAAAAAATATTTCCCAACTGAAGCATTAGCTAAGCAATACGAACGTAAACCTGAAAAAATTGCTAATAAGGTTTACGGTAATAGAATGGGTAATGGTGCTGAAGCAACAGGTGATGGTGCCAAGTATTGTGGTCGTGGTTATATCCAATTAACTGGTAAAGATAATTATACTGCATTTGGTAAATCAATTAACGAAGATTTAACAGCAGACCCAACAGTAGTAGCAAGCAAATACGCTTTATTATCAGCTGCATGGTTCTTTAGTAAAAATGGTTTACATAAATTAGCAGATGGTGGTGCAACTGACGCAGTTGTTACATCTATTACCAAACGTGTTAATGGTGGTACAATTGGTTTAGCGGATCGCATTAAACACTTTAAAGAATACCACGCATTACTTGCGTAAAATAGTTTGGTAGTTTACATATTTATATGTAGTAATTACTAACTATGGCAATCTATAAAATATTCCCCGAAAAGAGTGCTACTCTATATTCATATTATCCTGCTTTAAATACGGGTATAGATGAAATATTAGAGATTAGCACTTTTGAATCTATTGGAGGTACTTACGAAGTATCTCGTCCTGTAATCAAATTCCCATCTGCACAAATAGCAGACGTTATTAGTAATAAAGTATCTGGAAGTACATTTGATGCTTATTTAAAAATGTATTTGGCAAATGCTTCCCAAATTCCATTAGAATACAAGTTATTTTGTCACCCGATTGCGGCTGATTGGAATCAAGGTACAGGCCGATTAGGTGATTCACCAGCTATATCTGATGGTGTGAGCTGGGAATACACAAACCAGTCAGGAAGTAATTTATGGATACAAGGTAGTTTCCCAGCAGGAATAACAGGATCCTATAATAATACTGTAGGTGGTGGTACGTGGTATACTAGTTCTAACTATCAAGCAACCCAATCATTTACATATATTTCAACTAAAGACGTTGAACTAAAAGTAACAAATGCAGTAAGCGCTAGTTATACTAATGTAATACCAAACTATGGGTTTATATTAAAACACTCATCTTCTGTAGAATTCAATTCAGCTTCATTATTTGAAACTAAATATTTTTCTTCTAATACTCATACTATATACCCACCATGCTTAGAAATTAGATGGGATGATTCACGATATACAACAGGTTCATTATCTGTAGTCACGTCTAGCTATTTTACAGCTGTTGTAAATAATAATAAAGGTGAATATCAACAAGATTCAATCCAACGTTTTAGAGTAGCTGTTAGAGATTTATATCCTTCTACAACATTTAGAACTACGTTAAGTTTTACAAATCAAAAAGCATTACCTTCTTCTTCATATTGGTCAATAAAAGATTTGGATACTGAAGAAATAGTCGTAGATT